GGGAAAACCAGCAAGACCATAAAAATACAGACAGGTAAGCCCCCGGTGGAAAACCATCGGGGGCATCTTCGACGAAGATGATATAAGGCGAGATGGGTGCTGCCGAGGAGGCTCGGCGGCAGGCATATCGGTTTATATAGAGGTAAACCTCTCTTAAATGAAGCGTCCGGGCGGGCGCTTTGGGGAGCTAGTATACCCGTTATCCCTGTGACGGTGATGGGCCACAGGAAAGAAAACTACACTACCAGCTCAAGGCAGCAGGAGGATACAGGATGAAGAAGAGATATACCCGGGAGAAGAAAACACTCTGCGGAGAGGGGTACATGGAGGTGGACCTCTACCACATCACACCGGAGGAGCACGCAGCCAAGCGCCGGAAGAAGACGAGGCCCAGCAGCGAGCGGCAGAAAAAGCGGAACGCCCAGCACGCACACCGGTGGAGGGTACAGAAAGCCAACGCAAACTTTACCGTGCTGGGATTTTATCTGACCCTGACCTACATAGACACCTTTTTGCCGGAGAGCATGGAGCAGGCCCAGCGGGATCTGCGCAACTACATCCGCCGGGTGAAAGCTGCCATCGCAAAGCTATACGGCGCAGACGTGGAGCTGCGGGTCATGGGCCTGACCGGCTGCGGACGGAAGAGCGGGCGCTACCATCATCATCTGCTGGTGGAGTGCAAAGGGCTGACCATGCGGCAAAACGCCGACTTCCGGCAGCTGCTGGAAGACAAGTGGGCCATGCGCTGGCCGGACGGCAGCGTGGAGAGCCTCGGCACGGCCAACGCTGACCGGCTGAACCTGCAAAACAGGCTGGATGACCTGATCACCTACTTCGAGAAGCACGGGCAGATGCGGTGGTACGAGACGCGGAATCTGACACTGCCGGTGGAGCACACCCCCAACGACACCCGATGGAGCCGCAAGCAGCTGCGCAAAGGCTGCACCGACTGCAAGGACAACGCCTACTGGTGGGAGCAGAGATACCCGGGCTGGAAGTTTGTGCGGTGCGTCGTGCCGGAGCCGGATGCGCCGGGCGACGAAAAAGAGGGATGGGACGCAGACGAGCTGCGCTGCTATGTGGTGATGGTAAAGCGGGAGGGTGCGAAAGTTCGCACCTGACAGACAAAGTACCGGTATTTTGCGTTTTAACGCGCGCGGAAGAAAGGCGGCGAGGGATTGACCAGGGAGCAGAAACGACGGGTGCGGGAAGAGCTGCGGGCTTGTGGACAGGGAAAAAGCGGCTGGGCGGGTGTGATCGCGCTGGCGATGGACTACTACGAGGCCGCAGACCCGGTGTGCAAACGGCTTTTGCAGATGCGGTATCTGGACGGGATGCCGGAGGAGCGAGTGGTGGCGAAGCTGCACATCGGGCGGACGACCTACTACCACAAGGAGCTGGAGGCGCTGAGCACCGTGGCAGTGTATGCGGCGGCGGCAGGGATGTTATAGCATTGCCATAGCGTGATGAGGCTGGGGAGACCCGGCCTGTTTGTGTTGCCTGACTCTCAAATGTCCGCAGTAGTTTTGTTTTTCCGGCGGCGGTAGACTGGGAGAGAAGAACCTCTCAGTCTCGCTTCGCTCGCCAACTTCCCTACCGAGGGGAGCCCTTGGCAGGCCGGGCAGGCCTGAGCGGGACGAAACAGGCCCGACGAAGCGCGAAAGCGTGGGCCTTGCGACAGAGGGGAGGCAGAGCATGGCAGGGCGCAGGTATTGCAAAAACACAGTGAAGGGCTCCCGGCGGGGACAGAAGTACCCGCCGAAGGTGCGGGCCGAGGTGCTGATGGCCATGCTGTCGTCTGGATCCATCTGTGCGGTAGCCCGGCGGTACGGCGTACCGGAGAGCACCATTCGCAGCTGGATGGCGGAGGAGGCCAGCCGGGGCGACGCCTTTGCAAAAGAGCGGCAGGCTGCTGCGCGGGAGATAGCGATCCGGGCCAGCCTCGGTGCGAGGGCGCAGGTGAGCTATTTGCAGAGCCGTGTGGACGAGAGCCAGCGTGCGGCCCAGGTAAGAGCCAGGCTCCATCGGAAACTGGACGAGGACGCTCGAGCCCGCTGCTTTGCGGTAGGCACACTGCTCAAGAGCGACGCCGAGGAGCTGGCGGACGCCACGGAGACGGGGCTTGTGCTGTACGCTGCCGAGGGCAGCTATGACCGGCAGCTGGACAGCGAGGAGCGAAAGCTGCTGGATGCCCAGCTGGAGCGGTACAGCGGCCGGGTGATGAGCGACAAAAACGCCGCTGCCATGGCCACCGTGCTGATGACCGTGGCCGAAAAGGCTGCTGCAATGGTACCCAGCCAGAGCCAGAGCGAGGGCGATGCCCCACCGCTGGTGGAGATCGGAGCCGAGAGCCGGGAGGAAAAAGGGCCGGAGGTGATGGTGGATGGAGCATAAAACATATCACGGACGCCCCGTGATCTGGTCGCCGCAGCCGAGGCAGGCAGCTTTTATGGCCCGCACCGAGGACGAGGCTTTGTATGGGGGCGCTGCTGGCGGCGGGAAGAGCGACGCGCTGATCATCGAGGCGCTGCGGCAGGTACACATCCCACACTACCGGGCGCTCATCCTCCGCAAGACTTACCCGCAGCTTTCGGAGCTCATCGACAAGACCATGCGGTACTACAAGCCGGTATTTCCCAAAGCGAGGTACAACGGCTCGAGCCACTGCTGGACCTTCCCCAGCGGGGCGAAAATCTACTTCGGCAGCCTGAACCACACACAGGACAAGTACAACTATCAGGGCAAAGCGTTCGACTTTATCGGTGTGGATGAGCTGACCCACTTTACCTGGGACGAATACAGCTATGTCATGAGCCGCAACCGCCCTTCCGGCCCCGGCACCCGGGTCTATATCCGGGCCACGGCCAACCCCGGCGGCGTGGGGCATGGCTGGGTGAAGGCACGGTTTATCAGTCCGGCACCTGCCGGGACGCGGATGGTGCAGCTGGTGAAGGTGAAAGCGCCGGACGGGGAGGAGATCACCCGGCGGCGCACCCGCATTTTTATCCCGTCCACCGTCTTTGACAACCCGGCGCTGCTGGAAAATGACCCGGGCTACATCGGCACACTGGCCTCGCTGCCGGAGGCTGAAAAGCAGGCGCTGCTCTACGGAAACTGGGACAGCTTTTCGGGGCAGGTGTTCACCGAGTGGCGGAACGACCCGAACCATTACAAGGACCAGCGCTGGACCCACGTCATCGAACCGTTTCCCATCCCGGAACACTGGAAGATATGGCGGGGATACGACTTCGGTTTCTCGAAGCCGTTTTCTGTGGGGTGGTATGCAGCGGACGAGCGCGGGCGGCTCTACCGTATCAAGGAGCTTTACGGTTGCACCGGCACACCCAACGAGGGCTTGAGAAAGGACCCGATGGAACAGGCACGGATGATCCGGGAGGCAGAGGAAAATGACCCGCTGCTGAAAGGCCGGGTCATCCTGGGCGTGGCCGACCCGGCCATCTTCGACGAGAGCCGGGGCGAGAGCATCGCGGACATGCAGGAGAAAAGTCCGAACTTTCTGCACTGGATGCCCGGCGACCACACCCGTCTGGCGGGAAAGATGCAGTTTCACTATCGGCTGGCTTTCGGCGAAGACGGCAGGCCGATGCTGCAGGTCTTCAACACCTGCAAGCACTTCATCCGCACCATCCCGAACCTCGTCTATGACGAGAGCAATGTGGAGGACATCGATACCACGCAGGAGGACCACATCTACGACGAGTGCCGGTATGTGCTGATGGAGAACCCCATCAGCGCCGCAAAGCACACCCAGCCGCCGCCCATGCTGGACGACCCGCTGGATATGGACCCGAGGAAGGATAAGACGAGGTTTATGAGGATATGAACAGGAATGCGGAAAGGAAAATGGGATGGAATTTGGTAAAAAAGAGCTTGACCTGACAGCAGATAAAAGCCCCGGCGGCGAGAGTCTGGCCGGGGTGCTGGATGGTGAACCGGCGATCGGCGAGAAGGAGATCAGCGAGGCGATGGCCATCCTCGAAAAGTACAAGTCGGCCAAGGCCAGTCTCGACAAGCGGATCATCGACAACGAGGAATGGTACAAGCTGGGCCACTGGAAGCAGTATGGCAACCGGGTGATGGAGGGCAAGCGTGCTCCCAGCACGGGGTGGCTGTTTAACTCCATCGCCAACAAACACGCCGACGCCATGGACAACTACCCGGAGCCGAACGTGCTGCCGAGGGCGCAGGACGACGAGGAGACGGCGAGGCTCCTCTCCGACATTCTGCCGGTGGTGCTGGAACAGGCGGACTACGAGAGCGTGTACAGCGACACCTGGTGGCGCAAGCTCAAGCAGGGTACCGGCGTCAAGGGCATTTTCTGGGACCCGGCGCTGCGGGAAGGCCTTGGGGACATCGCCATCCGGAGCATGGACCTTCTGATGCTCTACTGGGAGCCGGGCGTAGAGGACATCCAGGACTCGGCCAACTTCTTCTCGCTGGCGCTGGCCGACAACGACCGTCTGGCGGCCCGGTGGCCTCAGCTCGAGGGCAAGGCGGGCAGCAGCGGCATCACCGTGGGGCAGTACGTCAGTGACCAGAACATCGACACCAGCGAAAAGAGCGTGGTGGTGGACTGGTACTACAAGCGGGAGAAACCCGGCGGCCAGACCGTGGTGCATTACTGCAAGTTCTGCAACGGCGTGGTGCTCTACGCCAGCGAGAACGACCCGGCGATGGCCGAGACGGGCTTCTATGACCACGGAAAATATCCCTTTGTGTTCGATCCGCTCTTCGTAGAGGAGAACAGTCCGGCGGGCTTCGGGTACATCGACGTGATGAAGGACACCCAGGACGCCATCGACCGGATGACCCAGGCCATGGACGAGAACACGCTGGCGGCGGCCAAGAAGCGATACCTCGTCTCGGACACGGCGGGCGTGAACGAAGACGAGCTGCTGGACACGGCAAAAGACGTGGTACATCTGGTGGGCCGTCTGGATGAGCGGGGCTTCATGGAGCTGGAGACCGCTCCGCTGCCCTCCAACACCATCGCTTACCAGCAGAACCGCGTGGCAGAGCTGAAGGAGATCAGCGGAAACCGGGACGTGAACCAGGGCGGCGCGACCAGCGGTCTGACCGCTGCTTCGGCCATTGCGGCGCTGCAGGAAGCAGGCTCGAAGCTCAGCCGGGATATGCTGAAGAGCTCTTACCGCTCCTTTGCAAAAGAATGCTACTTCATCATCGACTTGATGCGGCAGTTCTACGACGAAGAGCGGGTCTACCGGATCACCGGCCAGCAGGGCGGCACGGAGTACCGGGAATTTTCCGGCCAGATGCTGCGGCCGCAGCCGGTGGAGAGCGTGGGCGGCGTGGAGCTGGGCGCCCATGAGCCGGTGTTCGACATCACGGTGAGCGCGGCCAAGAAGAGTACCTTCAGCCGCCTTAGCCAGAACGAGACAGCGAAGGAGTGCTACCAGCTGGGGTTCTTTGCCCCGGCCAACGCGGACGCCGCACTGGCGTGTCTGGACATGATGGACTTCGAGGGCATTGAGAAGGTGCGTCAGCGGGTGGCCCAGAACGGCACCCTGTACCAGCAGCTGCAGCAGGCAATGGCACAGATCCAGCAGATGGCGGCTGTCATCGACCAGCAGAACGGCTCGAATCTGAGCGAACAGGCCGGTGCTGCTGCCGCTGCCATGACCGGCGGCGGGGGCGGTGGAGAGACCAGCGCGAAGACAGTGACGAACTCTCTGGGCGGACAGGTGGGCGGCGGAACGAACCCGCTGGCCACGAAAGCTGCCGAGAGGGCGATGAACGTGAATGACCCGAATAAGTGAGGAGGTTATATATGATCAAAATTGAGATGATGGACACGGACAAGGGCTACAGTTTGGCTGTAAGCGGCCATGCCGACTATGCACCGGAGGGACAAGACATCGTATGTGCGGCAGTTTCTGTGCTGGCGCAGACGCTGGCAAACAAGGTGGACGCGGCTGCAAGGAGTGGGAGACTCCTGACGAGCTGTGTGCAGCATGGCGAGACTTTTGTGGTGCAGGCCCTGCCGAAACCCGGCCCGAATAATCTGATGGTCGCAAGCTGGTTTGACTTTGTGGAAGAGGGCCTGCGTGCGCTGGCGGAAGCGTATCCGGACAATGTCGAGCTGGTAGTCACAGACGGCGGCGCAGATGATATGGACGAACCTGCCATGAAATTGCAGATGTTTGCAGAGGGCGGTGGTGCAGGCGAAGCGGCTGCTGACGGCGAAGCTGCGGCGGAAGAAAAGGCTGCGTCTGCTCCCACCCAGGGCAAAGGCCGGGAGGCTGCTGCCGCTGAGGTGGATGAGATGCTGAGCCCGGCGGAAGAGCCGGACGCGGAGGAAGATGCTGCTGAAGGCGAGGAACAGGACGGTGCGGCAGACAAGAGCGGCACCGACCCGGAGGCGCACCGGAAAGCGTTTGGCGAACTGATGCGGGGCGAGTACAACCGGGAGTTTGGCGAGATGATCGTGCAGGCCACCCAGAAAGCCTACGACAGCATCCTGAACGAGCAGGGGCCGGTGGGGTGTATCCTGAACGCTTTGGGCCAGAAGTACGGCACTGCTCCCGGCGACTACGAGGCACTGGCCGCTGCGGTGGAGGGCGGCGTCGTGAAAGACGACGCCTACTACGAAGACATGGCCATGAAGAAGGGCATCAGCGTCCAGCTGGCCAAGGAGATGGACGCGCTGGAAAGCGAGAACGCCAAGCACCGTGCCGCCGAGCAGCAGCGGGCGGAAGCCGCCAAGATGGAAGCCATCCAGCAGGAGTGGGACGCCGCCGTGGAGCGCATCCGGGCTGAAGACCCGGACTTCGACATCAAGACGGCGCTGGCCGACCCGGACTTTGCCCAGATGCTCAAGCTGGGCGTGAAGATGGAGGACGCCTACAAGGCCCGCTACTTTGACGACATCATGGCCCGGAAGACTGCTGAGACAGCCAAGAAGACGGAGAGCGGCGTGGTGGAGCGTATCCGCCAGCGGGGCGCACGGCCCAGCGAGAACGGCACGAACCCCGGCGGCGCGGCGGTGCTGAAGACCGACGTCTCCAAGCTGACGCCTGCCCAGTGCGAAGAGCTGGAACGCCGGGCCATGCGGGGGCAGATCATCACTTTTTAACCGGAAGGCGCTGCTGACCGAAAGAAAACCTCTCACCGTTCCCGTCGGCTGACGCCGCGCGAGAACGGAGCTCCCCTGTTAGGGGAGCCTTTCTTAAAGGAAAATCCGGGAAGCAGAAGTCTCTCAATAAAGCACATGAGTAAACGAAGGGAGTAAGAAACATGAAGAACCACATGAATCTGCAGCTGTTTGCGCAGCCTGCAAACCACACCGGCGCGACTGGCATGAGCGCCGAAATGAAGACCTACTACGAGAAGCGTCTGCTGGACCAGGCAGAGCCGCTGCTGGTGCATGACCAGTTCGGCGACAAGTACCCCATCCCGGCCAACAACGGCAAGACCATCGAGTTCCGCAAGTACGAGAGCCTGCCCAAGGCCACCGAGCCGCTGACCGAGGGCGTGACCCCCAATGCACAGGCCCTGACCGTCACCCCCATGACCGCCACCGTGAAGCAGTACGGCGGCTGGGCAGCCATCACCGACGTGCTGCAGCTGACCGCTATCGACAACAACATCACCCAGGCGACCAAGGTACTGGCATCTCAGGCGGGCCGTACGCTGGACACCGTGACCCGCGAGGTGCTGGCAGGCGGCACCAACGTCATCTACGCGCCGGCGGGCGACACCGCCGTGACCAGCCGTGCCAATCTGACCACCGCCAGTGTGCTGACGCCCGACCTCATCGACCAGGCGGCCACTGCCCTGAAGGCCCAGAATGCCGACGCCATCGGCGAGAGCTACGTGGCCATCGTCCACCCCTATGTGGCCTATGATCTGCGCCGCAACCCGGAGTGGATCGATGTCCACAAGTACGCTTCCCCCGAGAACATCTACAACGGCGAGATCGGCAAGCTGGCCGGTGTGCGCTTCATCGAGACCAGCGAGGCGAAGATCTGGACCGGCAGCGGCTGCCCGAGCGGTCTGGCCGTGTTCGGCACTCTGGTGCTGGCAGCTCATGCCTATGCTGTGACCGAGGTGGAGGGCGGCGGCCTGCAGCACATCGTCAAGCAGCTGGGTGCGGGCGAAGACCCGCTGAACCAGCGCGCATCCGTGGGCTGGAAAGCCATCAAGACTGCGGAACGTCTGTGTGAGCAGTACATGGTCCGCATCGAGAGCATCAGCCCGAAGTACAGCGCGAAGGCGAAGGCAAACTAAACCTCTCCGTCACGCCTGCGGCGTGCCACCTCCCCTATCGAGGGGAGGCCTTGGCAGGCCGGGCAGGTTTAAGCTGGATGACTGAGGTCTAAGATGACGTAAAATGGAGAGCCCTGCGACAGAGGGCAGAAAGAAGGATACTATGGCGACTAAGAAAGAGACTGCTGCGGCCCAGGCCGTGGAGAACGCGGTGGAGACTGTGGAGAAGGCCGAGGCAGCGACCGAAGAAAAGGACGACGGCATGGTGACTATCCATCTGTTCAAGGATGACGACCGCTATTCGGCACCGGTGTTCGTGGGCGTCAACGGCGACAGCTACCTCATCCAGCGCGGCATGGACGTGAAGGTGCCGAAGGCTGTGGCCGAGGTGCTGGAACACAGCATCAAACAGGACGCCGAAGCGGCCCGGAAGAGTCAGGCCATGCAGGCGGCGGCCGGAACCCAGATGATGACCATTTGATATTTCCCCCGGTACAGCTTGCAGGCGCTTGCTGCGCCGGGGGATTTTGTTTTGCAGCGGAGCCGACCGCCGCCAGCGGCGGAAACAGGGAGGCGAGGCTGGGGCAGCGTTCTGCTTTTTCAAAGCCCCGCCAAGGGGTTGAAGAAAAAGCAGCAAACGCAACCCGGATACCTAAGATGAAAGGATTATTAAGAATGACAGCAGGCGAAGCGATAAAGATGGCCGACGAGCTGAGGCCGAACAATCATTTTGAGAACCGGTTGAAGCAGCTATGGCTGCGGCAGGCAGACAGCGGGATGCGCCGGAACATCGTGGAGCGCAGCCAGACCGGCGGCGACTTCGAGGACAAGGGCGCGGATATTCTGTGGAACGACGGGCTGGAATATGACACCCCGCTGCTGGCCTGCTGTGCGGCAGAAGCGCTTTATCCCCACTGGCTGGCAGCACAGATGGACCTGGCACTGGGCGAGACGGCCCGGGCGGCGAATGAGCTGCAGCTCTACACGAGTTATGTGCAGGAGTTTGCGGTGTGGGTGAGGCGGAACTATATGCCGGCAGGCGGCGGGAGGCTGATGACGTGACGAACCTGAACCAGATAAACAGCCAGCGGCAGCTGCTGCGGGTATTCGGCGGGCTGAACGAGGGATATGCGTGCAGCGAGGCAGAGCTGAGCGAAGAGAAGAACTTCTCTTCGCGGGGATACCCGGCCCTCGAGACCCGCAAGCCCCGGCGGAAGGTACGGGAAGCAGCCGGGATGAACGGGATGTACCATCTGAACGGCCTTTTGACCGTGGAAGGCACGACCCTGCGGTATGCCCCGGATGACGGCAGCGCCGCTGTGGAGCTGAAAGGCGCCCTGAGCAACAACGAAAAGAGACTGGTGGGCATGGGGACCAAGGTGCTCATCTGGCCGGACAAGATGTCCTTTGACACTGCGAGCGGAACGCTGAGTGCGCTGGGGTCCAGCTGGCAGCAGGGCGGAGTGAGCCTGACCGTGACCCCCTGCGATGCTGCCGGTGTAGTGTACACGCCGAATCTGTTCGGTGCGACCGAACCGGAAAGCCCGGAGAACGGCGATGTCTGGCTCAAACAGGCCGAAGACGCCCCGTGGAGCTACCGCGACGCCCTGAAGCTCTACAGCACAGCGGGCGGCTGGCAGAACATTCTGCTGAACTACTGCCGCGTGACCTGCAAGGGGCTGGGCGAAGCTTTCAAAGCCGGGGACACTGTGACGCTGACGGGCATCCCGTCTGTGGTGAAGAATGCTTATTCTTCTGATTTCAGCGGGGACGTAGTGGTGGACGACGTGGCCGGAGACTCGGTCATCCTCTCCATCGCGCCGGACATCGAGAGCGTTTTGTACTACGGCACCTGTGTGGTGACAGGCCAGAGCGTGGTGTGGACGGCCATGGACGGCAAGACCACCCAGACCTTCGACGGGCCTTTCCCGGACGTGACGGCCCAGCGGCGGGTGCCGGATCTCGACTGGCTGACGGAGCACAACAACCGTGTATGGGGCTGCTCGAGCACCGAAAACGTCATCTATGCCTGCAAGCTGGGCGACGCCACCAACTGGTTCTCCTACAGGGGAACGGCAGCGGACAGCTACGCCGTGACTGTGGGCAGCGACGGGGCCTTTACCGGTGCGGCTACCTGCATGGGATACGTGCTTTTCTTCAAGGAAAACGGTCTGCACAAGCTGTACGGCACCAAGCCCAGCGACTACCAGATGAGCAGCATCCAGTGTTCGGGCGTGGCCAAAGGTGCGCACCAGAGTCTCTGCGTCATCAATGAGACGCTGTACTACCTCTCGATGGACGGCGTCATGGCGTGGGACGGCAGTCTGCCCACCAAGGTGTCGGCCTCGCTGGACGAAGAACGCCTCAGCCATGTGACGAGAGCCGCCGCCGGAGGGCTGGTGGGCCGGTACTATCTGCACACCGAAAGCTCCGACGGGCAGCGGCTGCTGGTATACGACACTGAGAAAGGGCTTTGGCACGAGGAAGACGCCACCGGCTGGGCCATGTGCAGCACCGGGCGACAGCTCTATCTCTGGGACAAAGAGACCATCTGGGCCGCAGACGGAAGCCGGGAGGCCAGCGGCGAAGAGGACACGGTGGAATACGAGGCTGTGACCGGTGACATCGGAATCGGGAGCCCGGACGACAAGTATTGCAGCCGGGTGACGGTGCGGCTGGACGCGATGGAGCGGACCGTGGTGACGCTCTGGGCCAGCTTCGACGGCGGCGAGTGGCAGGAGATGGGCCGAGTGGACACCGCAGGGAAGCGTGTGAGAGTGAACCTGCCCTTCGTCCCGACCCGTCACGACACCATGCGGCTGCGCCTGACCGGAAAAGGGCAGATCGCAGTGAGGAGCATCGCCATGACGCTGAGCAGCAGCGAGGGTGGAAGAGTAAACGGAGGTGTACCGAGACGTGGCTAGTATCGTGGGACTTTCGAAGATCTCCATGCCGAGGCTGGAGGGGCTGGATACGGCCAGCGCCCGGGAGCTGAGGAATTATCTGTACCAGATGCAGGAGCAGCTGGAATATATTTTGAGCAACCTTGACACCGAGAATCTCTCGGGGAACTTACAGGAGAAGCTGAAATGAGTAATTTGAGCAATGCAAGAGCGCAGCTGGAGGAGTGGGAGGCGAAGAAGCCGGAAGACTACACCAGCAAATACAAAGACAGGATAGATGGCGTGATGGGTCAGCTGGACGGGATGAAGGATTTCAGCTATGACCCCACCCGGGATGCGGCCTACGAGCAGTACAAGAACAGCTACACCCGACAGGCAAAGCTGGCCAACGAGAACGCGCAGGCCAACGCCAGCGCCATCTCGGGCGGGTACGGCTCGAGCTATGGCACGCAGGCGGGCCAGAGCGCCTACCAGAATGCTATGGCGGGCTTGAGCAATGCCACGAACGGGCTGTACAGTCAGGCACTGAACCAGTACACCCAGAAAAAGAGCGACCTGCAGAGCCAGCTGAGCGGATACCAGCAAGCCGAGGCGCAGGACTACGAGAAGTACCAGACCAACTATCAGAACTGGGAGAACCAGCGCAACTACTATCAGAGCGTGTACAATCAGGCGGCTAGCGAAAGCCAGGCAAAGAAGAGCCGGAGTACGGGCATCTTTGGGACGATCCTGAGCGTTGCCGCAAGCCTGCTGCCGCTTCTGCTGTGAAAATAAAGCGCCCGGCTCGGAAGGGACTGAGCGGTCAAAAACCTCTCCGTCACGCCTGACGGCGCGACACCTCCCCTAATAAGGGGAGGCTAAGAGGAAAGGAGATTAGAAAATGGGAGTTTTTAAGAGATACAAGGACGCGCAGGCGGCGCAGAAGGACGCGGAGAACGCGATGCCGGGGGCGTACCAGAGCAACTACACCGACCGGATCAACGAGGCGCTGGACAGCATGGGCGCAGCCAGCAATGCAGGCTATGACGTAGGCACGGACAGCGAACTCTACCGGCAGTACCGCGCGGGCGCGCAGGCGAATGCCAGGGCGGCGGCTGAGAACGCCGCTGCGGGCGCTGCCGCGCTGAGCGGCGGGTACGGCTCGAGCTACGCAAACAGTGTGGCCCAGCAGGGCTACCAGCAGGCCATGGCGAACGTGGACAGCGGGCTGGCCGGGCTGCGGGACAAGGCCCTGACTCTGTACCAGCTGAAGCAGAACGGCCTCTCGGGACTGCTGAGTGCGCTGCAGAATCAGGATAGTCTCGAGGCGGCAGAGCATCAGGGGGCCGTGGCCAACGCGCAGGACTGGCGGGACTACAAGAAGAGCCGGGCAGACCAGGCGGCGCAGGAGAAGAGCGATTTCCTCTCGAACCTGTGGGAGATGGCGAAGAGTGTGGGCAGAGCCGGTCTGACGGCCTACGACACCTACAAGGGCTACACCCAGCAGCAGTGGGAGAACGAGTTTGCCCGGGAACAGTGGGAGTACAACAAAGAGCGCACCGGCCAGAGCGATGCACTGAATGCCTACGAGCAGGCGTTCAACCTGTACCGGCAGGGAGCGGGCGATGCCGCGAACGCCGTGCTGGGCCGGTATGGTCTGGATACCGGAATCTTCGACAATTACAGCGGCGCACCCATCACCCGCGCAGACAAGGCGGGTGCGCTCACGACCGCAGCCGGGCTGGCAGGCGGCGGCAGCGACGAGGCTGCACGGGCGGTGCTGGAACTGTACGGCCTGGATCCGAACTCTGTGGGGAATTACAGGACGATTGCAGGACGGCAGCTTGCAACGGCGCTGGCAACAAAGAGCGCAGGAAGCACGGGCGGCTCTTCGGGCAGCAGGAGCAGCGGCGGCACGAAAGGCAGCGGGGACAAAAGTGATGGCATCAAATGGAGTGCAAATAATCTGTTGACTGCTGCGGAAAAGTACGGAAGTTACAACAACGATAACCCGGCAAAGGATATTTATGAAAGAATTTTACAGGAAGGTGGACTGCTGGAAACCCCGACAAACGGGATGAAGAGTATTACAGATGACGTGCTGAACCGTGTGGCGGGTTATGCGCAGCGTGGCATGAACGGCAGTGCCATTACGGTAAAGCTTCAGCACGAGGGATACAGCAACGAAGAAATTGCCGAGATTTTCAACCGTGCGGGGCTTTGACCGCAAGATACGTTCTCTTTTGCGTGCCAAAAGAGAACCAGAAAAGCACCAGCGATTTCGACGCGCTGGATCCACGAGAAAGGGGCTGCTCGCCCCTTTCAGACCCCAAAGGAGAAGTCGAAACGGAAAAAAGCTAGCCGCTTCGCTAAACGCTTTTTTCTCGTTTCTCCGATTTGAATGAGAACGAGAGACCGGGAGGACGATAAACATGGCTTGGACGGCAGCAGATATTAACAGGCTGGCGCAGGGAAACAACAACCAGAAAAAATGGACAGCGAATGATATTGCAGCGCTGGCAAAGGGAACAAACAGCCAGAGGGCAGACGCGAAAGAGCAGGCGGCAAAGAAGACTGACCCGGACATCACCCGGGCCAAAGCCTTACAGCAGTACACCGAGCGGCACATAAGCGACATGGGGGAGGTGGATGCGAGGAACGAGCCCTCTCAGGCGCACAGCGGGCGGGGAGAGAACCTCTCACCGTTCCCGTCGGCTGACGCCGCGCGAGAACGGAGCTCCCCTATCAGGGGAGCCCTTCTTAAAGGAAACCCCACCGAAAGGGCGCTGGACATGGGGCAGAAATGGGGTGTTCCGGCGAAGAGCGGGAACATGCTGGAGAACGTGGGCAGCGGGGCGACGGCCTACGGCAGCGGCCCGGCGCAGGAGCTGAGAGCCAGCTTTGCCAAGGACAGCGTACCGGACGAGTTTGACCGCATCAACCAGTGGCTGGACACCGGGGACAACAAGAATCTGGCCGACGCGGTGCGGCGGGTGGACAACACCCACGGCGCGTACACGGACGCCGACCTGATCAAGAAGGGCGGCTGGACACAGGCGCAGATCGACGAGGCCCGGAAGATGAACGCTGCGCTGGACGCCATCCCTGCATGGAAGCGGGATGTGCGCCGGGTGGCGAACACCATCGGCGGCATCGGAGACACGGTGGCAGCTGCCCCGCTGCTGGGCGCGGAGTACGGCGTGCAGGCGGGAAAGAACATCGACGCCACCCTGAAGAACTGGAAACAGGTGGGGCAGGAGGTAAAGGGCGACGAACACGCCCAGAGCCTGTTTGACCTTTTGACCGACGTAGACATGGACTATAACCCCACATGGCCGGAGAGCCGGAACCGGGAGCTGATCTCGATGGGGTACAACTCCAAGGAGATCCGGGAGATGCGCCAGTGGCTGGCCGGGCTGGAAGTGAGCGACGGCATCGACAAGAACCAGAGCGTGGGCTACCAGCTCTACGACCGCGGGCAGCAGCTGACGGCTGCGGCCCAGAGCGGCCTGAGCCCGACCCAGCGGGCCGTGGCGGGGGCCGTGACCAGCGCGGCGGAGAACCTGGCCGTGGCGGGCGTGAACCCGGCGGCAGTGCTGCCCGTCCTGAGCGCACAGGGAGCGGCAGAGGCCATGGGCCAGAGCGCGGAAAAGGGCGAGAGCGCCGGTAAGGCATTGGGCGGCGGCCTCGCCAAGTTTGGCGCAGGGTGGGCCATCAACTCGGTGGGCGCGGCTGACCTTGCAAAGACCATGGGCTCGGACTACGCGAAGGACACACTGGCAGGGCAGATCGCGGACTGGGTGCAGGGGCTGGCAGGCAGCTCGGAGCTGGCGCAGCGCTACCCGGCGGTGGCTGCGGCCATCTCGGGCGGCATCGACAACTCGATGCAGGCATTCGCGGAGACCTATGCGGACATGGCCATCGACGCTGCGCTGGGGGACAGCGAGGCGGCGAAGAACCTGTTTACCAAAGACACCTTCCTCACCGCGCTGGAAAGCGGACTCTCCGGCGGTGCATCCGGCGCGCTGGGCGGCGCGATCGGCACGGGGCTGGCAAAGCTGAACGGAGGAGACGCAAGCCTGCTGGGGCAGACAGAGCATTATGACCAGATGGACCGGATGAAGCAGGCCGCTGCCCGGCAGAAGGAATGGGAGGCCCGGGCAGCGGAGCCCTCTCAGTCGGCTGCGGATAGCTCTGCTGATAGAGCGCTGGCTGGGCAGGACCTCTCAGTCGCTGACGCGACAGCTCCCCTTAAAAGGGGAGCCACTGGCGTGCCGGGCAGCTCTCAGCTGGACGCCGGAAGTGCTGCGGGGCGTGAGATGGCGGGCCTTGCGACAGAGGGAAGCGGCAGTGGACCTGCGCAGCAGACACCGGGAGCCGCAACCCGGGCGCAAAGCGCCTTTCTTAAAGGAAACTCCACTGAAAGTATGCAGCGGGCGGAAGCAACTGCCGCAAAATCGGAAAACCCGGCGGTGCGGCAGTTTGCTGAAGTAGCGGCGAGCGACAGTCTGACGGGCAAGACCATCGGACTGTTTACGCCGAACGCCGAGAACCGGGAAAACCGTGCGGCCTTTGAGCAGACTTACGGCGTGACGCTGCCCGACACTGCGGGCGCGACCCGCCGAATGCTGCGGGAGATCGCCGCACAGCAGAAGGCGAAAAGCGAAGCGGTGCCTGCCGTACAGAGTGCAGAGCTGCCCAGCGAAGCTACGAGTGTGCCGCAGACAGTACAGGATGCTCCCGCAGAAACCGCCGATGCCATGCCGGAAACGGCTGCGCCGGACAACATGCGTGAAGCGACTGCCGCTGTAGGTGAAACCGACGGCTACGAGAACGCCCCGCTGCGGGAGACTCTGGGACTCCGGCCGGAAGCGCCGAAGACCCAGCGGGAGGCCGAGGTGCAGCGGGCGCTGGAAGGCTGGCGGGTGACGGACAAGGCAGCCGAGACCATCAGCAAAAATATGCCGGACAGGGTGGACGCCGACCGGTACGCGGCCGCAGCGTCGCCGCTGTACCGGCTGGGCCGGAGCGGCGCTGCCACCTTTGCGCAGGCGCTGGAGCTGGCGGGCAGCATGAGCGGCACGGCGGCGGACATCAATTATATCCTGAGCACCGACGTCGGCCGGACGGCCCTTGAGATCGCCTACACCCAGGGCAAGGGCGAACGGATGCTGTATGCCGAAAAGATGACCGAACTGGGCGGCGCGCTTGGCAGCGAGAGCACCAGCGGCAGGGGCGAGGTATACGCCAAGGACACGATGCGGCCGGAGGGCGACGCGGCCGACCAGATCATCCGCCTGAATGCGGCGGCCACCGGCACGGATGCTATCCTGTACAATGTGCTGCAGAACGACCGGAGCATCAGGGCCTATGTGGACACCGAGACGGCCCGGATCTTCTTCGGAGACAACGCGCAGGACATCTTCGGCACGGTGCTGCACGAGGACTACCACTGGTACAACGCACTGGATGCCGAGGGCGCAAGGACTTTGCAGGAGCACGCGCTGGAATATCTGGCAAAGAGCAGCGGCTACGAAAGCCTGGACGAGATGATACGGGCGAAACTGCGGGATTACAGCGCCCAGAGCCTGACCTATGAGCAGGCAGCGGAGGAGCTGGTGGCCGACGCATGGCGGGGCATCTTTGACAGCGAGGAGAGCTTCAAGCGCTGGGTGACGTTCCAGCGCGGGCAGGCAGAGAAGAACGCAGGCAAGAGCGGCGCCATCCACAAGGTAATGGAGCAGGTGCGGCAGATGCTGGATGGGCTCATCAGCCGGGCGAAGGAAGTGCTGACCATCAACCCGGACAACCGCGCCGCCCTGAAAGCGAAGCGCCTGGCCGAGGCCGAAAAGCGCACCTTACAGGACGAGTATTTCGCCCACGCAGAAAAGGCCATGGACAACCTGCGGACGGCAAAAGAAAACGCCGCAGCCCTCAAGACCGAGAGCGCGGCGGAAAAGCAGGGGGTTCGGTTTTCGATTTTGAAGGATAAAACTGGAGAGTCTTATATCAAAATCGACGAAGATATTTTGAAAGATGTTCCACAGGAAGAGTGGAAGTCTACGGTCAAGCAGGCCATCAAGGAGCGTTTCCCGAACGGCTTTGAGCGGAACGGCTGGACGATTCTGAACCATAAAGACGGGCGAAATGAATTTGTCTGGTCGAAATCGACCAAAGCGCTTCAGTGGGAAAATGCTGAAGCTTATGCAGACAAGATGCGGATGGCAGCCAATCTGGACGAGATCATCCGGACTGCAGACGAAGTATACCGTGAGCCTGCGAACCACAAGAATGCGGAAGCGTTCAACCGGGGAAAAATCAAGATCCAAGTCGGGCAGAATGTCTATGAGGCGGATGTGCTGACGGCCATCAAAACGGACCAGCGGGAGATATTCTATGATATTGTGGACATTAAGCCCATAAAAATAGAGACCTCCGGCAAAGCCCACATAGAATCCGAAGATTCGAGGAGCAGCGGGCCGGAGGTCTCGGTAGAAGCCTCCGGTGGTACCCACGTAGAATCCGAAGATTCAAGGAGTAGATTGCCGGAGACCTCTAAGCAAAGTATAGCACAAACCTCCGACGAAAGCAAGAGAACCGACGAGCCTGTGAAGAAAACGGTGAGGTTCCAGCTGAGCGAATCCCGGCGAAACCAGAGTGAGCTTCAGAAAGAAAGCCGGGAGCTGGAACGTCAGCGCCGCGCCCTGAAGGAAGAGCGTGCAAACTGGCAGGAAAGCAACGAAGTGCGGGCTATCGAAGAAAAGAAAAAAGCCTATGGCCTGTTCTCGGAAAAGGGCAAGGCATTCAGGGCCAGCGAAGAGTACCAAAGCTATCTGGAAAAGCGCAAGGAGTTCAACCGGCGCGGCGCAGAACTGGAAAGCCGCATCGGCGAAGTGAACGATAAGCTGCGGCAGGCACAGGCCGAAGTGGAAAACGCCCGACAGGCCGTGAAGCAGGAGCAGCAGAAGGTGTATGATACCAAGGCCAAGGCGGCGGGCGGAAAGCCTGAGTACCGCCGGAAGTTGGCCGTGGAGCAGTTTGGAACAACAGACCGTTTTGAACGGGCAGGGTATATCCTGCCTGATGGCCGGATGCTGGATTTTGCACAGAATGACAGCACCCGGGACACCGACCACAGAGAAATACTGGGAGTGTTCGGCCCGGCGGAGGTGTCCAACGGCACAGAGGCCCTGAACGAGTTTCTGGCAGACGGCAATGTGCGTGTGATGGCTGAGGCCCCGGGCGTTGACATTGCGGCAAAGACCCCGCCGACCGAACAGCAGCTGAGACAGATCCGTGCGATGGTGGAGCAGCTGGGCAGCGAGAAACGGCGTTTCACCCTCGACATCTCCACCACCGACGGGCGGGTGGCCGCCAGCAAGGAGTACAGCGGGAAGGTGGATGCCGACAAGGTCGTAAGAGAGATCCGGGAATACTACAAGACCGGGGAACTCCCGGCAGAGAGTGAGCTGGCACGATTCCGCTACCAGCGGGCCGAGCAGGCCGACCGGGAGGCAAAGCAGAACCAGCAGCGGCAGGCCAGCCGGGTACTGGCAGAAAAGGCTGCGGCCTTTGACACCCTGAACCAGTTCTTCGGCCTGACGAAGAACACCCGGCTCTCGGACGCTGCCCTCGAGAGCCTCGCCATCCGATGGACCAAGACCAACGGTAGCAGGGCCGACCGGACGAAGCTGGCAAACGAGACGCGGGCGCTGGTGGAGTATCTGCGCTCGGAGGGAGCGGACATGGCCAAGGCGCAGGGACTGGCCGAGACGCTGGCAGGCGAAGTGCTGGACGAGGCGACCTACCGGAACACGGAGCTGTGGGACGAATACCCCGACCTGCATGACCTGACCTACACGGTAGACAAGAACGGCAAGGCCAAGGCGGAGCTTGTGAAGCGGTACGGAAGCTGGACAGAGGCGGTGGCCGAGGCCCGGCGCCACGGCGTGAAGCTGCGGCAGGCGGAGGGACACCGGGACGGCAACCCGGCGGAACAGTACGAGGCCATCGTGAACGACACCCGGGCCGTGGGCGGCGTGAAGGAGAGCGCGGCAGCGCTCTTCCGCTCGGCGGCACAGGAAGCGGGCGTGGCGGGCGCAGCCAGCATGGAGAGCACGGAATGGCTCGACGTGCTGATGAACGTACACGACACCATCAAGCCCAAGATGATGAGCCGGTTTGCGGACGTGGCCGAATACGAGGACGCCAAGGTGGAGCTGGCGGGCCGGATGATCGGCGACATCATGAGCCACCCGGAGATGACCGACGCCGAGGCGGTGTTCGAG